GCCGCCATGCGCGAGGCGGGCTCCGGGCTCAAGACTGCCTGGCGCGGCCAGATCACGGGCGCGGGGCTCGGGCGTCGGCTCGCTAACTCGATCCGCAGCCAGGCCTACCCGAAGGTGGGCGAGAGCCTGAACGCCGCCGCGCTGGTCTGGTCCAAGGCCCCGGTCATCGTCGGGGCCCACGACACCGGCCCGCTGATCCGCTCCCGCGACGGCTTCTGGCTGGCGATCCCGCTGCCCGCCGCCGGCAGGGGGCGGCGCGGGGCAAAGCTGACACCGGGCGAATGGGAACGGCGGAGGGGCATGCGCCTGCGCTTCGTCTATCGCCGGCGTGGCCCCAGCCTGCTGGTCGCCGAAGGGCGGCTGAACACCAAGGGCCTCGGTGTCGCCTCCCGCTCCAAGACCGGCCGGGGTCGCGCAACCGTGCCGATCTTCCTGCTGGTGCCGCAGGTCAAACTGCCGAAGCGGCTGGATCTGGACCGCGATGCCGAGCGGGCACTTGATAGTGTGCCGGGGTTGATCTTGGCGAACTGGCTTGAAACCCGCCTCTGAAGCCCATGGTCGACAGTTCCCTTCGATTGGCATATATTGCCAATTACGGAGAAAGCACCATGGCCACGAGAAACGTCGTCCTGACCGAAAGCCAGTCCGCGCTGGTCGATCGCCTGGTCGCCACTGGGCGATATCAGAATGCCAGCGAGGCCCTGCGCGCAGGGCTGCGGCTTCTGGAAAGCGAGGAGGCGCAACTCGATGCCCTGCGTGCGCGGCTCGAGACAGGTCTGGATCAGGCCCGGCGCGGCGATCTCGCCGAGGGTTCGGGTGAAGACGCTATCCGGCGGGCCTTCCGCGCCGCGCGGTCCGGTCGGTGAGCGGCAAGCCGTGGCGGCTGACACGGGCAGCCGAAGCATCGCTCGTCGACATCGCGCTCTGGACCATCGAGACCTTCGGCCCGCGACAGGCCGAGGCCTATGAGGCCGACCTGATCGAGCGCTGCGCGGCAATCGCGCGGGACGAGGCGCCGTGGCAGCGCTGCCGCAAGGTGATTGATCCGCGCCTGCCCGAGGATCTGCTCTTCACCCGCTGCGGCGAGCATCTGATCGTGTTCGTGGATGAGTCCGACAGGGTGATCATCGTCGATTTCCTGCATGGACGGCGCGATCTGCCCGCGCGGCTGACCGAACTGGCGCGCCGGGACGACTGACCGGACCCATCTTGTAGCTTCGAGGTTTCGATGCCCACCCCTCGCGAAACCATCCTCGCCGCGCTGCATGCGCGGCTTTCGGCGCTTCCCGCCACCGCCCTGCGCGGCGAGGTGCTGCCCGAGCGGGTGCCGACCGAAGGCCTGCTGATCCTCCGCGATGGCGAGCCGGGGGAGCCGGAGGTGACGCTGTCGCCGCTCGTCTATCACTACCAGCACCGCGCCGAGATCGAGGCGGTGGTCCAGGGCGCCGACCGTGACGCGGCCTTCGATACGCTGATCGCCAGCATCGGCGCAGCCCTGGCAGCCGACCGGACATTGGGCGGCCTGTGTGACTGGGTCGAGGCGGAAGCGCCCCGGCCGGTCGATCTGGCCGTAGAGGGTGCGGCGAGCCTGAAGGCGGCGGTGATCACGGTCGTCCTGCATTACACAACGGCCGATCCCCTGGCCTGATCCCAACTCAAGGAGAACACCATGGCACGCGCCCAGGGGGCGCGGTCGCAGCTGGCGGCCGCGTTCGAGACCACCTATGGCACCGCGCCGGCCTCGGGCTTCATGCAGATGCCCTTTGCCAGCGCCTCTCTCGGGGCCGAACAGCCGCTGCTGGCTTCCGAGCTTCTCGGCTACGGCCGCGACCCGCTGGCGCCCTTGAAGGACGCGGTGACGGCGGACGGCGACATCACCGTGCCGCTCGACGCCGAGGCCTTCGGCTTCTGGCTGAAGGCGGCCTTCGGGGCGCCGACCACCACCGGCACCACGAACAAGACCCACACCTTCAAGTCGGGCTCGTGGTCGCTCCCGAGCATGGCCATCGAAGTCGCGATGCCGGAGATCCCGCGCTTCGCCATGTACACCGGCTGCGTGCTCGATCAGCTCAGCATTGCCATGCAGCGCTCCGGCCTGCTGACCGCCGACGTCAAGCTGGTGGCCCAGGGTGAGAACGTCGCCACCGCCACGGCGGCGGGCACGCCCACGGCCTACGCCCTGCAACGCTTCGGCCACTTCAACGGCGCGATCAAGCGGAACGGCACGAGCTTGGGCAACATCGTCTCGGCCGATCTTACCTATGCCAACAATGTCGAGCGGATCGAGACCATCCGCAACGACGGGCGCATCGACGGGGCCGATCCCTCGATTGCCGCGCTCACCGGCAAGATCGACGTGCGGTTTGCCGACACGGCGCTCATGGACCAGGCGCTGAACGGGACGGCCGCATCGCTGGAGTTCTCGTGGACCATCTCCGCCAATGTGAGCCTGACCATCACCGCACACGCGGTCTACCTGCCGCGCCCCCGAGTGGAAATCCAGGGGCCACAGGGCATCCAGGCCAGTTTCGACTGGCAGGCGGCCCATGATGCCGTTGCCGGACAGATGTGCACAATCGTCCTCAAGAACGCAGTTGCGAGTTACTGACCATGCTGAACCTCGATCTCACCAACGAACCCCGCTGGCACGAGCTGGCGCCCGGTGTCCGGGTGCATCTTCGCCCGCTGACCACCGCCCTGATGGTGGCGACGCGCAGCGATCCGGCCGTCGAGGCGGTGCACGAGGAGGCGTCCGACGAGGAGCGCGCGCTGGCGTTCGCGAAGGCGCTAGCGCGGCGCGCCGTGCTCGCGTGGGAAGGCGTGGGCGATGCCGACGGCAATGCGATCGATCCGAGCGCGCAAGCCATCGATGCGCTGCTCGACATCTGGCCGATCTTCGAGGCCTTCCAACTCGCCTACGTCTCCAAAGGCCTGCTGTTGGAGCAGGAAAAAAACGCCTCCGCGCCCTTGCCGAGTGGTCCTTCGGCGGGGGCGAGCGATACTGCGAGGCCTGCCAGGGGCCGTGCCCCGACTGCCCGGCGCGGCTGAACCAGCCGCTTACGCTTGAGGGCTGGCAGGTCTGGGACCTGGTCGGGCGTCTCGGCGGCCAGCTTCGCGTGCTGCCCGGCGCCGTGATCGGCTGGGACATGGCGGCCGCGCTGTCGCTTGGCGATGCCCTTGGCGTCCCATCACTCGCAACAGCCGAACTGCTGCCCGTCATCGAAGCGGTGATGGTGGCCAAGCTCAACGAACAGATGGAACACGCGCATGGCCGAGAAGAGGGTTAGCGTCCGCCTCGCGGCGGTCGGCGGGCGGCAGGTGCGCGCCGAACTGGAGGGCGTGGGCGAGGCCGGCGCCCGCAGCTTCGGGCGCCTCAGCCGCGAGATGGAGTCGGCCAACGCGCGTCTCGCGGGCTTTGCGCGGCGCGTGCGGGTGGCCGCTGCCGCCGCTGTCGCCGCCGCAACGGCGGCGGGCGTCGCCATGGTGCGGTCCGGTTTGCAGACGGTCGATGCACAGGCGAAGCTTGCGCAATCGCTCGGCACCACCGTCGCCTCGATCCAGACGCTGGAACGCGCGGGGGAACTCGCCGGCGTGTCGATGTCCGGCATCGAACAGGCGACGAAGGACCTGACACGGCGGCTGAGCCAGGCGGCTGCGGGAACCGGCCCGGCAGCGCAGGCTCTTGAGCGGCTGGGGCTCTCGGCCTCCGACCTGCTGGCGCTGCCGCTCGACGAGCGCGTCGGCGCGATCAATGCCGCCATCGAAGACTTCGTGCCAGCCGCCGAGCGCGCGGCGGTCGCGGGGCAGCTGTTCGGCGAGGAAGGCTCGATCGCCATGAGCCGGATCGACACGGCGACGCTGCGCCAGGCGACGGAGGATGTGCGCGCCTTCGGGGTTGTGGTCTCGGAGACGGACGCCGACCAGATCGAACGGACAAACGACGCCATCTCCCGCCTCGGGCTGATCTGGCGGGGGCTGTCGAACCAGCTTGCCGTTGCCGCCGCACCGGCGCTGGAAGCCGTCGCCGATGCCATGGCCGCAGTTGCCAGCCGCACAGGGCCGCTGGGCCAGGCCATTGCGCGGCTGTTCGACAATATCGGCCGGTTGACCACCTATGCCGCGACCTTCGCGGGTTTCCTCGCCAGCCGCTGGGTGGCTGGCATGGCCGGCGCGGCCCTGTCCGTCCGTGGTCTCGCCACCGCGCTGGTCGTCCTGCGCGGGGCGCTCATCCGCACCGGCATCGGTGCGCTGATCGTCGGCGCGGGCGAGTTGATCTACCAGTTCACGAAGCTCGTGCGCGGCGCCGGCGGCTTTGGCACGGCGCTCGAACTCATGGGCAATGTCGCGAAGGCGGTCTGGGACGGGATCAAGGTGACCGTCTCCTCCTTCGTCGACGATTTCCGGGCCATGCGCGCCGACATCGAGGCGATCTGGCTGCGGCTCATGGCCTTCCTTTCCTCGAGGTGGGCCGACTTCCTCGCCCAGATCGGGCCGACCTTCAACGCGGTCTCGGAGCGCATCGGGGCGGATGCACGCATCGACGTCTTCGGCGCGCAGAGCTACGCCTCCTTTCTCGACCACGCCGCCAGCAATGCCGGCCACCAGGCCGATGCGCTGAGGTCACGCGCGGCGGACACCCGCGCCCATGCCTTCGACGGCGTGCGCGCGGCGGTGGACGCGCTGAGGGCCGCGATGCAGTCAAGCGGCGAGGACGGCGCGGATGCGCTCGACGAGGCGAGGGCGGCGGCCGACCGGGTGACGGAGGCGCTGGACACCGCCGGCCAGGCGGGTCGGGCTGCGGGCGCGGCCAATGCCGATGGCGCGGAGCAGGCGGCAACGGGCTGGGCGGCGGTCACCGCGACGCTCGCGGACTATGCCGCCAGGGCCCGCGACATCGGCGCCGATATCGGCCAGTCCCTCGTCGGCGCATTCCGAAGCGCCGAGGACGCGGTGGCGGAGTTCGTGAAGTCCGGCAAGCTCGACTTCCGCGATCTGGTGACGTCGCTCATCGCCGATCTGGCGCGGCTCGCCGTCCGGCGGTTTGTCCTCGGCCCGCTCGCAGGCGCGCTTGGCGGCATCCTCGGCGGCGCGGGTGGGCTCTTTGCCAACGTCCTGCATGCGGGCGGGATGGTCGGATCCAGTGGACCCACGCGCATGGTCCCGGCCATGGCCTTTGCCGGCGCGCCCCGGATGCATTCGGGAGGCTGGGCGGGGTTACGGCATGACGAGGTGCCCGCGATCCTCCAGCGCGGCGAACGCGTGCTCTCGCGCCAGGAGGCGCAGGCCTACGGTGCGGGCGGTGGCGTCACGATAAATATCAACGCCCGCGATGCGGAAAGCTTCCGGCAGTCGCGCATGCAAGTCGCGGCGGACATTGCCCGGGCGGTGTCGCTGGGCCGCAGAGGGCTCTAGGCTATGGCGTTCCACGAGGTTCGTTTTCCGGACGACATCAGCCGGGGCGCGCGCGGCGGGCCGGAACGACGCACGCAAATCGTCGAACTGGCCTCGGGCGACGAGGAGCGCAATGCCAGCTGGGCCAACTCGCGACGGCGCTACGATGTCGCCTACGGCATCCGTCGCGCCGACGATCTCGCCGCCGTCGTCGCCTTCTTCGAGGCGCGCAACGGTAGGCTTTACGGCTTCCGCTTCAAGGACTGGGCAGACTGGAAGTCGTGCGCACCGTCGCGGACGCCATCGGCGACCGATCAGGTCATCGGCACTGGCGATGGAGCAACGACGGCATTCCAGCTTGTGAAGGCCTACGCCTCGGGCGCCCAGACCTGGACCCGGACCATCACCAAGCCAGTGGTCGGAAGCGTTACGGTGGCTGTCGACGGCGTGGAACAGGCAGGCGGCTGGTCGGTCGACACCACCACCGGCATCGTCAGTTTCGACAGCGCGCCCGCGGCAGGCGTCTCCATCACCGCAGGGTTCGAGTTCGACGTGCCGGTCCGCTTCGACACCGACACGCTCGACGTGACGCTCGACCTCGAGCGGCTCGGCTCCATCACCTCCATCCCGCTCCTGGAGATCCGGCGATGAATGACAATTCCGGCTTCGTCGCGGGCGTCTTGCGCGACCTCGCGGCCTCGACGGCCGTGATCCTTGCCGCCTGGGGCGCGCTCGGCGGGGCTACAAACGCGCTGACCACGAAGATGCGCCTGCGCGATGCGCTGCGTCACATCCTGCTCGGTGGGCTGATCGCCGCCGGCATGGGCAGCCTGTCGATGGCCGTCATCACCAGCTGGCTCGGCCTGCCGCCGCAGGCGATCCCTGCGGGCGGGGCAGCGGGATCGGCCGCTTATCTCGTCGGTGTCTTCGGTCCGGCGGTGATCGAACTGGTGCTCGCCCGCCTTCGCCAGGCGCGGGAGGGCGGCGATGACTGAGCTCGTCCGTGTCCTGCGCGGCCTGCGACGTCTGACCGACGACCCACGCGACGCTTTCGCGCACCGTCTGCGCATCGGCCTCGCGGTCGCCGCGCTGATCCTGCTCCTCTCGCTCCTGAGGTAACCCCATGCACATGACAGACCGGGGCTTGCTGGCCCTTGCCCGGCACGAAGGCGTCGTGCCCGGGCCCTACCGCGATTCCACCGGCACCTGGACCTTCGGCATCGGCCACACGGCCGCCGCCGGACCGCCAGATCCGGCAGAGATGCCCCGCGGGATGCCGGACGATCTGGACGCCGGGATCCAAGAGGCGTTCCGGGTGTTTCGCACCGATCTGGCCCGCTACGAAGCCGCCGTGCTGCGCGCCGTGACCGTGCCGCTTGAGGCCCACGAATTCGATGCGCTGGTCAGCTTTCGCTACAATACCGGTGGAATTTCCCGCGCGGCGCTGACCCGGCACCTGAACGCCGGCAATCGCGTAGCCGCCACCGATGCATTTCTGAACTGGCGCAAGCCCGCCTCGATCATTCCGCGCCGGGAGGCCGAACGCGACCTGTTTCGGCATGGCCGCTATCCCGGTGGCACGATCCCGGTCTGGTCCGTGGACCGGGCAGGCCGCGTGGATTTCTCCCGGCCGATCCGTCGCCTGACCGAGAATGAGGCGCTGAAACTGTTGCGTCCCGCCAAGCCCGCCATTCCCGCCACACCCAATCTGTCGACCGGCTGGCTCGCCCGGCTGATCGCCTTGTTCTCCACCCTGATCCGGAGGAGCTGATCCCCATGCGCTACATCCGACCTAACTCGCTCACCTGGTGGGCGGGCCTGCTCGCCATGCTGACTGGCATCGCCTCCGTCGCGCTGCCCGCCACTGGACCAGTTGGCGAGCTTTCCCGCCTCGTTGCACTGCTCGCAGGCTCCGGGGATGCCTCGCCCGCCGGGCTCATCTTCCTCGGCCTCGGCCTGATCGGCCTGCGTGACCGGATCGAACGGGGGTTCCGGGGCGATGTTTGAGTTTCTGGCGGGGTTCATACTGGGCGGCTGTATCGGCGTTTTCATTGTCGCCCTCTGCGTCGCCGCCGGGCGCGGGGAGCGGAACGATGGCTGAATTCCTGATCTGGCTGGTGGCGGCTCTGGGCGCGGTCGGGGGCGTTGTCCTCGGCCGCATCTTGGGACGTGTGGAAGGCAGGCGCGCGGGCAAACGGGAGGCGGAACGCGATGCATTGGAAGACACGGTCGAACGCACCGAGCGCGGGCGCAACGCGGTTCTCGATGGCCGCGACGCTGGCGATCCTGCTGAGCGGTTGCGCAACAACGACGGTGCCTGGTGACGCGGGCTGCATCTCCTACGCAGAGGGGCGGCTGGCACGGCCACCTGCAGAGACCGTCACCGCAGTGCCACCCGCATGGGCGAACTGGATTGCCGATCTCGATGACCGCATGACGGGAACCTGCCGATGAAATCCCTTTCGCCCTCGCTGCAGGCCCATCTCGAAGAGGGGACGACCACGCTCGCCTGGTGCTGGCGCATCACCCGCGCCGATGGCGTCCCCTTCGGCTTCACCGACCACGACCGGACGCTGAGCTTCGACGGCACCGACTTCGAGCCGGAGAGCGGACTCACGGCCTCCGAGGTGCGCTCGGGCTCGGACCTGTCCGTCGATGCTCAGGACGCCGAGGGCGTGCTCACCTCGGACAGGATCACCGAGACCGATATTCTCGATGGCCGGTGGGACAACGCCGAGGTCGAGGTCTGGCGCGTGAACTGGGCCGACACGGGTCAGCGCGTGCTGATGCGACGCGGCGCCATCGGACAGATCCGGCGTGGGCGGCTGGCCTTCGTCGCGGAGGTCCGCTCGCTCGCCCACGTCCTCGGGCAGACGGTGGGGCGGACATTCCAGGCGACTTGCGATGCGGCGCTCGGCGATGCACGTTGCGGCGTCGATCTGGAAGACCTGACCTTCAAGGGAACCGGCGCGGTAATCGACCTTTTGCGCGACCGGGCCTTCACCGCCTCGGGGCTCGCTGGGTTCGATGCCGGCTGGTTCACCTTCGGCACGCTGGAATGGACGAGCGGGGCGAATGCGGGGCGGCGCACCGAGGTGCTGGGCCATGACGTCACGGACGGCATCGCGATCCTGACCCTGCTCGAGGCGCCGGTGCGGTCCATAGCCGAGGGCGACGCTTTCGCCATCCGCGCCGGCTGCGACAAGCGGATCGAGACCTGCGGGGCAAAGTTCGCCAACACCGGCAATTTCCGTGGCTTCCCGCATATCCCCGGCCAGGACACGATCCTGCGCTATGCCACGAAGGACGGCGGCCACGATGGGGGCGTGCTGTGACCAACGTCGTTTCCAGCGGAAACGACGGGCGGCAGTGCGTCGCTTCGCGATGCACGAGAGCCACCGCCGACCCAGACAGGGTGATCGCGGCGGCGCGGTCCTGGCTGGGCACGCCCTATCACGACCAGGCAAGCCTGCGCGGCGTCGGCTGTGACTGCCTTGGGCTAGCCCGGGGCATCTGGCGCGAGGTCGTCGGCCCTGAACCCTTCCCGATCCCGGCCTACAGCCGCGATTGGGGCGAGACCGGCCCGCGAGAGGTTCTGGCCGAGGGCGCGCGCGCCATGATGATCGAGGTGGCGCCCGCCGAAGCCGGGCCCGGCGCACTGGTGCTGTTCCGGATGATGCCCCGCGCCATCGCCAAGCATGTCGGGATCCTGACCGGACCCGACAGCTTCCTCCACGCCTATGAGCGCCTCGGCGTGATCGAGGAACCGCTCACTCGATCCTGGCGGCGGCGCATCGCCTTCGCCTTCCTGTTTCCTGACGAGGTCTGAACCTTGGCAACGCTTGTCCTCGGCGCAGCAGGCGCCGCCATCGGCGGTTCGATCGGCGGCGCGATCCTCGGCGTGAGCGCGGCGACCATCGGCGGCTTCGTCGGCTCGACCATCGGGTCGGTTGTCGACAACTGGATCGTCTCGTCGCTCGCGCCCACCCAGCGCATCGAGGGGCCGCGGCTCGATTCCTTGCGGATCACGTCCTCGACCGAGGGCGCCGTCATCCCGCGCGTCTACGGCCGCATGCGCATGGGCGGCAACGTGATCTGGGCGACCGACTTCCGCGAGGAGACCAAGACCACAACGCAGGGCGGCGGCAAGGGCGGCGGGGGCGGCGGCAAGGTCAAGACCACCGAGTATCTCTACTACGCGAGCTTCGCCGTGGCCCTCTGCGAGGGCCCGATCACCGGGATCGGCCGCATCTGGGCCGACGGCAAGCCGATGGACCTCTCCGGCGTCACATGGCGCTGGTGTCCGGGCGACGAAGCGCAGGCCGCGGACCCGTTCATCGCGGCGAAGATGGGCGCGGCCAACACCCCGGCCTATCGCGGCACCGCCTATGTCGTCTTTGAAGACCTCCCGCTCGGTAACTTTGGCAACCGCTTGCCGCAACTCTCCTTCGAGGTCTTCCGCCCGCTTGCCGATCCGGACACCGCCGAGGGGCTGACGCAGGCCGTCACCATGATCCCGGCCTCGGGCGAGTTCACCTATGCCACGACCGGCATCCGCAAGGGCAGCGGCGGCGCGCAGACCTCAGAGAACCTGAACGCGCTCTCGGATACCGCCGACATGGTGGTGGCGCTCGATCGTCTGCAGGCGATGGCGCCGAAGGTCGAGAGCGTCAGCCTCGTCGTCGCCTGGTTCGGGAACGATCTCCGCGCGGGCGACTGCACCATCCGGCCCGGCGTGGAGGTGTCGGCGAAGACCACCAGCCCGCAGACATGGTCCGTCAATGGTGTCTCTCGCGCGGCCGCCCATCTCGTCAGCCGCGACGACCAGGACCGCCCCGTCTATGGCGGCACGCCGGCCGACTTCGCGGTCGTGCAGGCGATCAAGGAGATGAAGGCGCGTGGGCTCCGCGTCACCTTCTATCCGTTCATTCTGATGGACGTTCCGCTCGGCAACACGCTACCGAACCCGTATTCCGACAGCGCCGCCGAGACGGGCCAGCCGGCGTTCCCCTGGCGTGGCCGGATCACCTGTTCGCCTGCGGCGGGCTATGCCGGCAGCGTCGACAAGACTGCCGCTGCGGCCGCGCAAGTTACGGCCTTCTTCGGCGGCGCCAGTCCGTCCGACTTCGCGGTCTCGGGCGAGACCGTCTCCTGGACAGGGCCTTCCGGCGACTGGGGGCTGCGCCGCATGGTGCTGCACTACGCCCATCTCTGTGCGGCCGCGGGCGGGGTCGATGCCTTCCTGATCGGCTCTGAGCTGCGCGGCCTTACCACCATTCGCGACAGCGCCACCACCTATCCCGCGGTGGCGCAGCTTCAAAGCCTCGCGACCGATGTGCGCTCTATCCTCGGGCCCGGAACGGCGATCAGCTACGCTGCCGACTGGTCGGAATACTTCGGCCATCAGCCCGGCGATGGCTCGGGCGACGTGTTCTTCCACCTCGACCCGCTCTGGGCCGATTCGGAGATCGATTTCGTCGGCATCGACAACTACATGCCGCTGTCGGACTGGCGCGATGGCTTCGAGCACGCCGATGCGCAAGAGGGCTGGCCCGCGATTTACGACCGGGCTTATCTGCAAAAGAACATCGCCGGCGGCGAGGGCTTCGACTGGTTCTATGCCAGCGACACCGACCGCGCCGCGCAGGTCCGCACACCAATCACCGATGGCGTTTACGGCGAGCCATGGGTGTTTCGATACAAGGATCTGTGGAACTGGTGGTC